GTTCCTGGAGCTTCCTCTTAGCCAGCAACATCCGGCCCCGTCAAATCCGCCGGCAGGCGGGCAACCGGATTCATGAGTAACAGTGCCGGCAACTATTTATATTAAGGAGGAATCATGGATGGACTGGAAAAAGTTTCTGATCGCGGCTCTGATTCGTGCGGTACGGACCTTTGCTCAGACGTTTGTCGGTTTCATCGCTGTGGGTGCGGCCCTGGAGGAGATCCAGTGGCTCCGTGCTCTGAGTGTGAGTGGTGCGGCCGCTGTATTGAGCATCCTAACCAGTATCGCGACTGGCCTGCCGGAGGTCGACAAGCAACCTGAAACACAACCTCCCGAAGATCCGGAAGATACACTGCCTGAATAATGACCCACGCCTCGGACATCACGTCCGGGGCTCTTTTTTTGTGCCACAAAATGCCGTGAAAATCTGCTCTACTACCGAACTATTACCGAGAGCGAAACAGGAACACGTTGAAAACACTACATCATGCCGTCCCCTGCTAAGGGAGTAGGATCAGTGATGGTCGCCCGGGTTCAAATCCCGGCTTCTCCGCGTAAAACCCCGCAGAATCAACGTCTGCGGGGTCTTTTCGTGTCTATTGGAATAATGTCGACAATGCCTCTGAAATACCCTCGAAATCTGCTCTACTACCGAGTTACTACCGAGTTGCCTTCTTCATCGAATTGACGGCCGCCAGGGCATCTTCATGATCCGGATGGGCGTACCGGTCCAGCATCTTGGCCGTGGACCATCTCATGACCTTTTTGACGGTCTGCGGTGCAATGTTCTCGCTGATGGCCAGAGCCGTCGCCGTCGTGTGCCGGCAGCAGTACGGATGCAGTTTCCTGCAGCCCGCCGCTTCCAGAGCAGCGTAGTAATTATTGTACCAGTCCTTTTCGACCCGCTTCCAGATGTACCCTGACGGCTGAGCGTGGTCAATCAGATCCTGGACCAGCGGGACGATGTCATCCGCCAGGACGATGTCCGTCTTCTTCCGGATCTTGGTCTTCATGCCGGCACCGTGGATCCTACGGCCGTCCAGATCTATCATGTCCACGCGGAGGTTCATGGCCTCTCCGGGCATCATTCCGGTGTAAATCATCAAAAGAGGCCCCGCAGCAGCGAGATTCCCGGATTCGTACAGCTTCCAGAGCGCGGCCTGTTCAGTTTCGCTGAATGCTTCCTGTTCCGTCTCATTCAGCTGAGGCAATACGATGAAGGACGGTACCTCCGCCCGGGCGTATCCGTCAGCCGCTGCTATCTCGTATAAACGAGTAAGTAGCGTTTTGACATCTCTGGCGGTGTAGTATGAGTTACACTTCTCCGTCACAAGGCTCTGCAGATCATGCACGGTCAGCTGGTCGATACTCGCATTGCTGATGGATTCCAGCTTCTTCCACGCTGTCCTGTATGCCTGCTGTTTTGACGGTGATAAAGCGGCATATTTCCCGTCCTTGAACGCGGACCAGTATTCCGTCAGCGTCGGGGCGAGAACCGGCTTCTGGTGGCCGTTTTTCAGCACAGAACAGTACGCCAGCGCATCTTCCCGCTTTTTGAATCCGCCCTTGGTCTTCTTGATCGGGATCCGCTGCTTCCGGTTCTCCGGATTGTCCAGGCTGAAGGGAGGAAGCTCCCGGTATCCGTCCACGATCTGTGCGACCCAGTACCGGTGCACCGAGTCATAGTACGCGCAGCCGGTGCCGTTCCCGCGTGACTTCGTCCGGCGCTTCTTCGTGGTGGTTAGCTTCTTCCCGCACTGGTGGCAGTAAATTGCACCGGGTACAGTTTCTGCTTTGCACTTAGTACAGATCATACAGCCTCCTTACCAGAAGCGGTGTTCTTCCTCTTCGCCCTCGTATGTTGTATCCCATGTATCCTGATTGAAAACGACCCAAGAGAAGACCAGACTTTCGATCTGCTCCACGTCGCTGATGTCTGCATCTGACAGATCGAAGCATAGTTCTCCTTTTTTCTTTGCATTTGCGTCAACAGTGATTCCACTTGAATATACTTCCCATCCGTTAATTTTTGCGTTTTCTAATGACAGCGTCAGCTGAAAATCCTTGCTGCTATAAATAGCAACCGGAATATACAGATAGCTTGAAGATTTGTACGGTTCGCCTTTTTGATACAGCTTCACCCCGTCAAATTCAAACAGGAGCGTTCCGTCCGGTTCCGTTGTGCTTCTGGCCATCAGCTCCGCGCTGCAGGCGGAGATCATGTCATGCAGCTCCTGATCAGTCATGCCGGTGACATCCGGCAGATCTGCCAGGGCGAGCGCCGGCACGGCCAGCGCGAGGATCAGGATGATGGTGATCAGTTTCTTCATGTCGTGTTCCCTCCATATTCATTATAGTTCATATCGTACATGTCGCCGTTCTCAATATGTTCCACTTCATGCCGGTACGCCTTCAGCCGGCGCTCCGCTGACAGCCTCGAGTTCAGGACGACCACCGGCTGGCCGTCGTCGTCGTGGAAAACGAAACCGCCGACGGATACCGGGAGATCCTGGAGCACGGTCCGGATTTCTTCGTTATTCATAAACATCCCCCCTTGTTCCCCTTAATGATACAAGAGGGGATGGTGACTTTTTCACTCATCCCCGTCCCGTTCTTTCAGGATCCGGTCGGCCATCTGGAGCATGAACTCCACGTCCTCGTGGCTCATCTTCCGGGACCGGTCGAACAGCAGGCCCAGGCGTGGATCCTGGTGGAGTGCTTCGAGGCGCTGCTGATCCTCGTCTTCCTGTGTGATGTAATCCTGATACAGATAATTCGCATCAATCTGAAGGACTTCCATCAGCTTTATGAGGATTGCTTCCTTCGGGCTGGACACTTCGGTTTCATAATTACCGATTGCGCCCTTTGTCACGCCGGCAGCTGCAGCCAGATCCTCCTGGGTCATTTTCCGCATGATGCGTGCTTCTTTCAGTCTCTTTCCGATGCTCATGTAATCAACTCCTTTTTCTTCGGGACTTGAGTATAACATAGGTAGGAACAGAAATACAAGAAAAAAATACAGGAAACTTGAGAAAAACGTATTGACTTCTCAAGAATCATGATTTATTATGATGAAGGTTCAAGAATCTTGAGAAAATTGGAGGTGAAAAAATGTCACTGGTTCAAGGCAATCTGATCAGGGTGATCGGCGAAAAAGGTCTGATCAAAAACAGGGTCGCCGAGCGTGCTGGGCTTTCTGTCCAGGCTTTCTCCGCGATCCTGAACGGCAGGAAGGTGATCAGGGCGGACATGGTTCCTTCTTTGGCCGCTGCCGTAGATGTTCCGATCCCGGAATTATTCAAGAAGCCTGAGGAAGATGATCAGAAAGGAGTGAGACCATGAAGGACTGCATCGAACTGTCGAACGTGCTGAACGATCTGGGGAACGCGCTGACGGCTGCGAAGTGGCCCGTGGCGACCTGCACCCGGTACGACGGGGCGGAACAGGTGTACGACCTGAAGGAAGTGTACAAGCAGCTGATCGAGGCGGCCAATAAGGTGATGCACGACGCCGATGACCTGCACGACTGCGCGAACGAGCTGTGCCTGATGTGCGGGGCCTACAAGCGGGAGCATGAAGGCGCCTGCAGAGATTGCCGGTGGCTGGAAGCCAGGAAGAAGAGGTGAGCACGGTGGACGTGATGGGATATGTGCCGTCAGAGCACGTTGTCCGGCTGATGGAATGCAAGGACGAGCTGGTGCCGGCGGAACTGATCGCGCCGATTATCAAAATGAAACCGGACAGGATGCGGGAATATGCCCGCACCGGCCAGTGGCCACGGGAGATCTGCAATTACGTTGTCAGCGGATCGCATGTGAAGTTTTTCAGAGTCGATTTTCTGAAGAGAGGCGGATGGATATGACCGGATACAGAACCTTCAAGACCACGATGGGCCACAAGATCAGGATGCGGATGAGCGAGCAGGAGATCCGGGAGCGGCGGATCCTGACGGCGCTGATCTGCACGAGCCCGTTTTTCATCTGCTGGCTGTTCGCGATCGCGGCGAGGATGGTGTGAAATGCAGAGAGATGTTTATCGCTTCCTGCTGACGGCCATCGCGGTGCTGCTGATCATCATCATGTGCATCCTGATCCTCCGGGACGTCGGACTGGCGGAGAGGATCCAGGAGCAGGTGTGGGTGCTCTGTGATCCGGACAGCTACGTCACGCTGCGGGAAGGGCCGGGGAAGAAGAAGCCGGAGTTCGGCGGTCTGTTATGCGGCGCGGAGATCTGGACGGACAACCTTCAGCGGAACGGCTTCTTACATGTCATGGAGCTGCCGGCGGAAGAAACGGAAGGCTGGATCAGTTCCAGGTACATCGTGTACGACAGGCCGGTCGAACTGAACCAGCGCCGGGTGATCCGTGCTGACGGGCGCGTGGCCTGCAGGAAATGGGTCGGCGGGAAGGTCACCGGATGGATCCACGACGGCGATCAGCTGACGGTCTGGTGGATGTCGGACAGCTGGGCGGTGACCAGCCGCGGGTACATCCAGTCGAAATTCATCGGAGAGGTGGTGCCGGATGAATACGAATATCAATGATTACAATCGGATGATCATCGAAAAGAACCGGCAGTATCTGTATTGCGTGAAAGATAACCATCTCGTCTGGCACTGGAGCCCGTGGCACGCCTGGCACGATGAACTGAAGCGGACCTGGATAACAAAAACCATAGCGCGGAAGATCGGAGGAAATGTAAGAAAGTTCAATCCGATCACGGGGGAGATCAGATAATGGAGTATATGGATTTTATCAAACAGAAAGCTGTCGTTTATGAGCCGTGCGGCTTTGAATGCACGGAGCGGAATCCACAGCTTTTCGGATGGCAGAACGACGTCGTCCGCTGGGCGCTGAGAAAGGGAAAGTGTGCGATCTTCAGTGACTGCGGAACCGGTAAAACGCGGATGCTTCTGCAGTGGGCGGAAATGGTCCACAGGCACGAAGACGGCGCTGTGCTGATCCTGGCCCCGCTGGCAGTCGCTCAGCAGACGAAAGCGGAAGGCGAAAAGTGCGGGATTGACGTCAAGATCGTCCGGGACCAGAACGAATGCGTGAACGGTCTGAACATTACCAATTATGAAATGCTTCAGCACTTTGACGCTTCATTCTTTGTAGGCGTTGTCCTGGATGAAAGCAGCATTATTAAGCACAAGGACGGGAAAACGCGCCAGATGATTCAGGATATGTTTGAGGAAACGCGATACAAGCTATGCTGTACGGCCACGCCGGCACCGAACGACTTTATGGAACTGGGGACTCATTCACAGTTTCTCGGCGTAATGCGGCAGACAGAAATGCTTGCAACGTTCTTTGTGCACGACGGCGGGGAAACGCAGAACTGGCGACTGAAAGGCCACGCAGAAAAGAGGTTTTTTGAATGGGTGGCCGGATGGGCGGCATGTTTCCGGCGACCGCAGGATCTGGGATATGAGGAAGAAGGATATGAGCTTCCGGAGCTCCGGATCCATGAGGAAACCGTAAAAAGCAGTAGTACAGAACTGATAGACGGCCAGATCATGATGTTTGCACCGGTCGGAAAGACACTGCTGGAAAGGCGGAGTGCCCGCCGGAACAGTCTGCAGGATCGCGTGGCACTGGCAGCGGAGATCGCGAACGCAACGGATGAGCAGGTGCTGGTATGGTGTGACCTAAACAGCGAAAGCAAAGCACTGACCGCGGCGATCCGCGGAGCCGTCGAGGTCGAGGGATCCATGGCACTGGAAGATAAGGAAAAAGGAATCACCGGCTTCCTGCATGGTGATCACCGGTGCCTGGTAAGCAAGCCGTCCATCGCCGGCTTCGGTATCAATGCCCAGAATGCTCATATTGAGATATTCGTCGGGCTTTCTGACAGCTTCGAATCGTACTATCAGGCCGTCCGCCGGTGCTGGCGGTTCGGCCAAACAGAGCCGGTTGACGTGTATATCATCATCAGCGACGCGGAGGGCGCTGTAAAGGAAAACATCCAGCGGAAACAGCGGGACGCGGAACGGATGACGGATGAGCTGATCGGATTTACCAAAGAGTTCCTGCAGAGCGACCTGCGGCAAACGAAGCGCGATGTCGATGAATACTATGCTTTTGAAGAGATGGAGGTACCGGAATGGATGAACAGTTTAACAGTCTGATCAAAGGGAAAGAGATCGGGAAAGAGTACGCGCTTTATAACGGCGACAGCGCAGAAGTGCTGAAGATGATGCCGGATGAATCGGTGCATTACATCATCTACAGTCCGCCCTTCCAGAGTCTGTATGTTTACAGCAACTCTGACCGGGATCTGGGGAACTGCAGGACGGCGGCGGAGTTTTATGAACAGTTCCACTTTATCGGGACGGAGCTGTTCCGCCTGCTGAAGCCGGGCCGGCTGATGAGTTTCCACTGCATGAACCTGCCGACGAGCAAAGAACGCGACGGGTACATCGGGATCCGCGACTTCCGCGGAGAGCTGATTAAGTTCTTCCAGGATATTGGATTTATCTACCACAGCGAAGTGGTGATCTGGAAGGATCCTGTCACGGCCATGCAGCGGACAAAGGCGCTCGGTCTCCTGCATAAACAGCTGAAGAAAGACAGCTGCCTGAGCCGGCAGGGGATCCCGGATTATCTGGTTACGATGCGGAAGCCCGGCGACAATCCGGAACGCGTGACGCATACGAACGAGAGCTTCCCGGTCAGCATGTGGCAGCGGTATGCGAGCCCCGTATGGATGGACATCAACCCGAACGATACGCTGCAGTACAAGAGCGCCAGGGAAAACAAGGACGAACGGCATATCTGCCCGCTTCAGCTTCCGGTGATCCAGCGCGGGATTGAACTGTGGACGAATCCCGGCGATATCGTTCTGACTCCGTTCATGGGAATCGGCAGTGAGGTATACACGGCCGTGAAAATGGGCAGGCGCGGCGTCGGTGTGGAGCTGAAGGATAGTTATTACCGGCAGGCGGTGGCCAACGTAAAGAACGCCCTGAATAACGCCCAGATGAACATCTTTAATATGGAAGGGAGTGAGGAAATTTGATTCGGACTCTGCCGACCACGATGGTCACCGGGTACTGGGATAAAGACAGTACCAGCAAGATCCCGGAACGCGTAAAGATCGTCCTGGCTGACGGAACCAAAGTCACCTATACGCTGGACGTTGCACAACCGCATCCGCAGTGCCGGAAAGCAATGGAAATCATCCGGCATATGACCGATCCGGAAATCGGCTACAAAAGAAAAGGACCGGCAGACGCTGCAACATCTGACCGGCCACAGAACAAATAATACCGTGGTCATTGTACCACAGAAAGCGAGGACAAGTAAATATGAGAGCACTGTACGAGATCGACCAGGACATCCTGGACTGCGTGGACATGGAGACCGGCGAGATCCTGGACGCGGAGAAGCTGGACGCGCTGCAGATGGAGCGCGAGACGAAATTGGAGGGCGTGAGCCTGTGGGTGAAGGACCTGACCGCGGAGGCCAACGCCGTGAAGAAAGAGGCGGACAAACTGACCGCCCGGAAGCGGGCGCTGGATAATAAGATTCAGGCATTGAAGTCCTGGCTGCTGATCGCCCTGAACGGGGAGAAGCTGAAAACGCCCCGGTGCAATGTTTACCAGACGCACAACCAGCGGTTGGCGGTCGAGAATGAGGCCGGGCTGATCAGCTTCCTGAAAACACTCGAAGATCCGGGACGGTTTGTGCGGTACACAGAAGAGCTTCGGAAGGATGAGATCAAGAAGGCACTGAAGGACGGCTATGTAATCCCCGGCGCCAGCCTGGAAACGACGGAAAGCGTGGTGATTAAGTAATGAACATTACCAGAGGACCTGTGAAGACGGCGATCCGCGTCGGCATCTACGGCACGGAGGGCGTCGGGAAAACGACCTTTGCCTCCCGCTTCCCCGGGGCCGTGTTCATTGACACGGAGGGGAGCACGAAGCACATGGACGTGGCGCGGTTTGATGCGCCGGACACCTACCAGAATGTTCTTGACCAGCTCGCCTGGGTGCTCGGCCACGCTGACGAGGTCGGAACGGTCGTGATCGATACCGTGGACTGGCTGGAAAAGCTGATCTTCCGCGCCGTGTGCGAGGAAAAGAAGATCCAGAACATTGAGGATATCGGCTACGGCAAGGGCTACGTTTACGCGAAGCAGAAGGTCCAGGGGCTGCTGGAGCTGCTGGACACGATCATCGGGCGCGGGGTGCATGTTGTCCTGGTATGCCACAGCATGATCCGGAAGTTCGAGCTCCCGGATGAGATGGGCAGCTATGACCGGTACACCCTGAAGCTGAACGAGAAGAACATCGCGCCGCTGATTAAGGAATGGGTGGATATGCTCCTGTTCGTGAACTATAAGACCGACGTCGTCACCGGTGCGGACGGGAAGACGAAGAAGGGCAAGGGCGGCCAGAAGCGCGTAATGTACGCGAACCACAACGCCTGCTGGGACGCGAAGAACCGCTTCGGGCTCCCGGATGAGATGCCCTTTGATTACGATCAAATTGCTCACCTGTTCGGGGAAGCGAAGCCCGTCGAGGCCGTCGCCGGCGAGGATGAGGAAATTGAGCCGATGCAGCCGGTGAAGCTGATCAGGCAGGACGCGCCGGCGACCGTTGAGAAGGTCTCCGCGGTGCCGGAGGTCGCTAAGAAGAAGAAACCGCCGCAGAAGCCCGTGGAGCGCCCGGAGAGCATGAAGAGCGACAGCCCGGACAAGGACCAGCTGCTGGCGCGGCTGTGGGAGCTGATGCAGAAGGACGGCGTCGTGGATCCGCTGATCCTCCAGGCCGTGGTCTCCGAAAAGGAATACTACGATATCGCGGTCCCGATCCAGGATTATGACAGTGATTTCATCAGCGACGTGCTGATTGAAGCGTGGGAACAGGTTAACAGCCTGTGCCAGACTAAAATTCATGATTTGCCCTTCTAAGGGAGAAAGAGAGGAAGAAAATTATGGCTAATGAGAATCTGAGGACCTACGACTGGGATGATGTTACGGAGCTGACCGAGGAACAGGAGCGCGGAGGCCAGGAGACCACCGTGCTGCCGGACGGGAAGTATCCCTTTGAGGTGATCAAGGTCGAAAAGCACTTCTACGACGGCGGAGCGAAGATCCCGGCCTGCAATATGGCCAAGGTGTTCCTCCGCGTGGACGGTGGGGAGCTGGGCACCGGTCTCGTCGTGGAAAACATCTACCTGGCGGAGGGCTTCGAGTGGAAGGCCGGCGCCTTCCTGCGGTCCATCGGCGTCCGCCAGCACGGCGACCGGCTGGAGTTCAGCAAGCTGCTGCACTGCGACGGCGAGAAAGGCCGCTGCGAGATCTACGTGGACGAGTACGAGGGCCGGGACGGCAAGACACACACGTCCAATAAGCTGAAGAAGTTCTTCGACAAGGAAGAGGAGGCCCCGAAGAAGGCATTCAAGAAGGGAGCCTTCTGATGATGGACGTCAGCGAAGCCCGGGAACTTCTCCGGCATATCCCCTGTGGAAGTCTAAACTATCAGGAATGGACGTCTGTAGGCGCGGCCCTCCACAAGGAGGGCCTGCCCTGCAGCCTCTGGGACGAGTGGAGCGCGTCGGATCCGGCGCGGTACCATCCCGGTGAGTGCGAAAAGAAGTGGCGGACCTTCGGGAACTATGCCGGAACCGATGTCACGATGGGCACGGTGTACCACATGGCCGTCGAGTTCGGATGGGATCCGGTCGCCGGGAAAAGAACATACAGCTGGGATGATGTGATCACCTACGACGGCGAACCGATCGATACCAGCGGATGGCAGAAGGAAGACACAAAGCCAATGGTCCCGCCGCCCACCAAGGACGCCTTCAGCCCGGCGAAAGAGGCATCGGATTATATCAGCGCGTTGTTTGAGCCGGATGAAAAGGTCTGCTATATCACGACGGCGTACCTGGACGAGGATGGCAAATACAAGCCGTACGGGAAGACATCAGCCCGGACGGCCAAGCAGCTGCTGGACAGTATCAAAAAGCACCCGAACGATATCACGCTGACCTTCGGCGATTATACCGAGGCCGCCGGCGTCTGGATCTGCTTCAACCCGATGGACGGCGAGGGCCGGACAAACAAGAACGTCACCAGTTACCGGTACGCGCTTGTCGAAAGCGATACACAGGACGTTGACACCCAGTACCAGATCATTCAGGACCTGCGGCTGCCGGTGAAGATGCTGGTCCATTCCGGCGGGAAAAGCCTGCACGCGATCGTGAATATCGGCGCGGTGGACTATAAGCAGTACCAGGAGCGCGTGGACTTCCTCTATACGGTATGCCGGAAGCATGGACTGGTGGTTGACACCCAGGACAAGAACCCAAGCCGCCTGAGCCGGTTCCCCGGGTTCCGGCGCGGGGAAAAGCTCCAGTATATTGTCGACCGCGACATGGGCCTCAGTGACTGGGTGGAATGGAGCCACTATATCGAGGATGAGATGGTCGAGCCGCTGCAGGTGCAGAACCTGGAAGAGATCTGGGACGACCTGCCGCCGGTAAAGCCGGAACTTATCGAAGGCATCCTGCGGCAGGGGCACAAAATGCTGCTGGTATCATCCAGCAAGGCCGGAAAGACCTTCGCCCTGGTCGAGCTCGCGATTGCGATCGCGGAGGGCCGGCGGTGGCTCGGCTTCCGGTGCAAGCAGGGGCCGGTGCTGTACCTGAACATGGAACTGGACGAGGCGAGCTTCGACGACCGGATGAAAAAGGTCTACGAGAAGATGGAGCTCACAAAGACCAACCGGAAGAACATTGACATTGTGCACCTGCGCGGCAAGGTGGAGCTGCTGGAAAAGCTCATCCCGCAGATCACCCGGACCATGAAGGCCAGAGAGTACGCCGCGGTGATCCTGGACCCGACCTATAAGCTCGGCATCGGAGACGAGAATGCAGCTGAGGCCGTGATCAAGTTCACGAATGCCATCGACAGGATCGCGAACGCCGGGGCCTCTGTGATCTACGCCCACCACCACAGCAAGGGCGCCCAGGGATCGAAGGCGAGCATGGACCGCGCCAGCGGGTCCGGCGTATTCGCCCGGGATGCCGACGCACTACTGGACATGATCGAGCTCCGGATCCCGAAGGAACGCATGGACGAAGTGAAAGCGGAGTATGGCGAGCGGGTGACCGCCTGGCGGCTGGAGGCAACCCTCCGCGAGTTCCCGCGGATCGAGCCGGTGAATCTGTTCTTCAGTTATCCGCTGCACGAAATTGATGCCGGCGGGATCCTCGAGGAAGCGAACCTGGAAGAAACAGAGCGCCTGCTCGACAACGGCCGCGAACAGAACAACGCCGCTAAGGTGGCGAAAAAGGCAGACATGAAATCACGACTCTATGAAGCTGTAAACCGGGACATCGAGTTCAACGGAAAGCGGAAAACTTATAAGCAGTACGCTGATGAGTTCGGGGTATCCGAGAAGACGATAAAGCGGTACATGGCGGAGTGGGAAGAGGACATTTGAGAAGGGGACAAAAAGGGACACACTGTTTATATATAGAGAATGTCCTGTCCCTTTCGGTAATGTCCTGCGGAACAGGGGACAGGCGTCAAGCCTTGCCTGTCCACCTGTCCGCGCTATAGGACATTGAAGGGAGTGACCCGATGAAGTTTAAGCTGAAGATGATCCCGCCGACAGCGACAGCCCAGCAGAAAGGTGAGCGGGTCGTAGGCGGACGGATTCACCATTACAAGAAGAAGAACATCCTCCGCGCGGAGGGAATCCTGAGAGACGCACTGCTGCCGTACATCCCGCCGGAGCCGATCACCGACAAACCGATCCAGCTCTGGGTCATCTGGCAGTTTCCGTATCCGAAGAGCGCAAAGAAGCATCTGCCCGGGATGGGACGATGGAAGATCACCCGGCCGGATGCGGATAACCTCAACAAGATGCTGAAGGATGTCATGACGGATATGGGCTTCTGGAAGGACGATGCACTGATCAGTAGCGAGATCGTCGAGAAGATGTATGCGGATGAACCCGGGATCATGATTCACATCTCGACATTGCCGGCCGACCTGCTGGCACCGTGCTGATGGAGGTGGTGATCATGGATAAGGTAAAGCCTCTTGTGCACTGTGTCGACCGGTGGCCGTGCAAAATTCCTCCGGAGAAACTGAAGATCTATAACCAGATGATCTCGGAGGGACAGATCACGAAACCGCACGTCGTGTACGTCCGAGACACAGGAACAACGATAGTCGAGTATCAGGCTATAGCACCGCATGAATGGATACTCGAAGAGATGAAGAAAAGAGTCTGACCCACCGCGCCCCCGGCGGAGCAGTGCCGGAAGCCAGGTTACGACAACGAAAGGAGGAGCTCCCTGATCCTGGCGGAAGGAGCGTGCCACTGCTGGCCGGTTCGACTCCGGCCGCGTCGGTGGCGGTGCAGAACAGAAAGGAGAGAACCATGACAGGAGCAATGAGTGACCCGAAGAACGTGATCGAGCTGCAGTCCTGGTGGCTCGGTGAGCTCAAGACCATCACGGAGCGCCTGATCCGGGAGGAAGAGAAGCGGCAGGAGCTGGTCAAGAAGAAGACCTTCGCCGCTCTGCTGGAATACCGGACAAAGGACGATATCCTGGACGCATACGGATTCGGCTGCATCACGGAGGCCAGGAAGGACAAGCTGATGGATATGTGGGACCGGAGAGAGAAAGAGCTCTATGACAGTCCCATGTACCAGGCAAAACGTGATCTGGTGTCAGACTTATACCGGACCGCCCGGGAGATTGTGGAAGAACAGCGTCGGCTGATGGATAAGAAAGCCGAGTGAAAATGACCAAATAAACTCCAGTGAGGAAGTGGGAAAATGAACGAAAGAAAAGACCCGTATGAAGAAACATTCAAAAGCCTTGAAAAAATAATTAACAGAATATTCAAAGCAATTGGATGGCTTGCAGAA